GTGACAAATCCATTAGAAGTGCTTGAAATTGGTACAGGTTTTATGATGGTTAAACGCCATGTATTTGATAAAATGAAAGATGCTTATCCAATGATTCACTATAAACCTGATCATGTGGGCCAAGCTAATTTTGATGGCACTCGATATATTCATGCTTTCTTTGATACGGTAATTGATTCAAAAGATTCTATTACAGGTGGCGGCTCTGATCGTTATCTAAGTGAAGATTATATGTTCTGTCAAATGTGGCGTAAAATTGGTGGTCAAATCTTTTTATGCCCTTGGATGAAAACACAACACATTGGTACTTACGCATTTACTGGTAATATGCCAGCTGTTGCACAATACACAGGTCGCCTGTAATTGTTGATAAAACTTAATTATGAGAGGTATAAATGAAATTATCAAACGAAACCATTTCGGTTCTTAAAAACTTTGGTACAATTAATCAAGGTATTTTATTTAAAAAAGGTAAAACTTTAAAAACGGTATCTTCACACAAGAATATTCTTGCTGAAGTTGACATCAAAGAAGATATTCCTGCTGAGTTTGGCATCTATGATTTAAATAATTTTCTGTCGGTTATTTCACTACACAAAGATGACCCATCATTTGAATTTGATGATAAACAAGTTACCATTATTGGTAATAAAGGTCGTTCTAAAATTAAATATCGTTTTACACCTGCAAATATGATTGTCACACCACCTGAGAAGTCATTGACAATGCCTGATGCAGAAATTAAATTTAATCTTACAGCAGAAGATTTTGAGTGGGTCATGCGAGCTGCTGGCGTTCTTGCATCACCACAGGTTGCAATTGAATCTGATGGTAAAAAAGTCAGTATTGTTACACTTGACCTACAAAATGATTCTGCTCACACCGATGCACTTGAAATTGCTGAAGGAAATGGTAACAAATATAGAATGGTTTTCAAAACAGAAAACATTACAAAAGTGTTATCTGGCACATATGAAGTGTCTATCTCTTCAAAAGGCATTTCACATTTTAAAAACAAGAACTTGCCACTTCAATATTGGATTACAACTGAGCAAGGCTCAAAGTTTGAAAAAGTATCTTAATTATGATTTACTCTGTGGAAGATTTATATTATGGAACATTTACTTTGGACCGAGAAGTATCGGCCACAAACAGTCGAAGATTGTATTCTACCAGACCGCCTGAAAAAACCATTTCAGGAATATGTGAATCAGAAAGAAATACCAAATCTCTTGCTAAGTGGCGGAGCCGGTGTTGGCAAAACGACCGTAGCGAAAGCGATGTGCAACGAAATCGGTTGCGACTTCATGGTAATCAATGGTTCTGATGAAAGTGGCATTGATACTTTTAGAATTAAAATTAAGAACTATGCTTCTTCAATGTCGTTTTCTGGCGGCAGAAAAGTCATCATCATTGACGAAGCAGATTATCTAAACCCAAACTCAACTCAACCAGCTCTTCGTAATGCAATAGAAGAGTTTGCAAGCAATTGTTCTTTTGTTTTTACTTGCAATTATAAAAATCGCATTATAGAACCGTTACACAGCCGTTGTGCTGTTATTGATTTTGGCCTCAAGAATGGTGAGAAGGCCAAGATGGCTTCCGCTTTCTTTAAACGAATTCAGTCAATTTTGCAAAGTGAATTCGTTGGTGCTGATGATAAGGTTCTTGCTGAGTTAATCAAAAAACATTTCCCAGATTTTCGCCGTGTTCTAAATGAACTTCAGCGTTACTCACAGTTTGGTAAAATTGACATAGGTATTCTTTCACAAATCGCTGATGTATCAATTGATGAACTTTCCAAAAGTATTGCTGCTAAAGATTTTGGTGCAATTCGTAAATGGGTTGCATCACATGAAATAGATAATACCACCTTGTTTCGTAAACTATATGATACATTATACGACATCTTAAAGCCAACATCTATACCACAAGCTGTCGTTATTCTTGCAGATTATCAATACAAGGCTGCGTTTGTTGCAGATCAAGAAATTAATACGGTTGCTTGTCTAACTGAAATTATGGCTAATGTGGAGTTTAAATGATGCTTAATTATGAGTTAAAAGGTAAAAAATATTTAGAAAAAAATTTATTGCCTTTAATGCAGAATATTAAAGTAAAAAAATCAGATTCATTAATATTAGGATGCCTAGATATTCAAAAAGTGTCTATAAATTCTTTTCACATTCAATTTGGAATTAGATTGGAAAAATTTTGGAATAAAGTAATAAGTGACAGTTTAGCAACTAATTTAATTGAAAAAAATAATATTATAAAAATAAAAGGCAAATCTAAACAACAAGATCATTTTTTTACCATAAACAATGAATATTATTACTTGGAAAGTAAGTGTAATCTTACATTAGATAGTGAAAAAACTAAAACATCTAACAAAAAAGTTAAAGACATTTCAGAAAAACATAGAAGTGTTTATAATAATGTAACTTCAGGTTATTTTATTCCAACAACATCAGTTGTCGATCCAAAAACAAGCAAAAAATATCACAAAGATGGTATTAATGTTTTTGGAGTTAAATGGTTAATAAGTATAATTGGTGCGCCATTTACCGATGATGAATATGAGTCTTTTCTTAAAAATGAAGTATCTTCTTTTGTGCAAGAAAAAGGATTAATTTGAAGCCTATTATTAAATATCAAGGCGGTAAAACAAAAGAATTAAATATTATAGCAAATTTAAAACCAGACAATTTTTTTCGTATAGTTGAACCTTTTGCTGGTGGTGCCGCTGTGTCATTAAGCTTTAATATGCCATCAATTTTAAATGATATTAATAATCCTTTAATTAATTTATATGAAATTGTTTCATCAAATGATTATTTTGCTTTGCAAGAAAAAATTGATACTCTAAAGAAAAAAACACATGATGAATTAGAAAAAGAATATTATCGAGCAAGAGATGTTATCAATGATTTTAAAAATCACACACCGTTAGATTATGCGGTTTCATATATTATTATTCGACAATTGTGTTTTAGTGGAATGGAAAGATATAATTTTTCTGGCAAATTTAATGTTCCATTTGGTCATTATAAAAAGTTTTCATGTAATTTATCTTTAGAACATCATAATTATTTTTCCAATAAAGTTCAATTATATAAAGAAGACGCAGTTCAAATCATTGAAAAATGTGACAAAAACGATTGGATATTTATTGATCCTCCATATCTAGATCGTTTAGGATATACCACTGGAGATGGTGGTCAAGATTTACATTCAAGATTAGTTCAATCTATGAAAAAAACAAAAGCCAATTGGCTTTTTATCCATGTAGATTGTGATTATTATAGAAATGAGCTTCAAGAATTTAATATAAAAATAGAAGATTTTATTTACAATCAAAGGTTTGGTAAAAATAAAAATCATTCTGATGCAAAAGTTAAACACATTTATGTGACAAATTATTAATTATGAGCAATCCATTTGATTTTGTCAAAGAAATTTTACAAGGTAAAAAACAACTAATTGTTGATGACTTGACAGAAAAAGAATACAACCCTTTTATTATCAATCGTTCATTATCTTATCATAAAGATTGTGTATTGTTTGTAAATGAGATGAATCGCAGACATTTTGTAGAGAAAAAGTTACAAAATGATTTTTTACTAAATACCGTCAGGTCTCAAAAGAGGCCATTTGCGAAGTGGATTAAGGCTGAAAAAAGTGACGATTTGGAATGTATAAAACAAGTCTATGGCTTCTCTAATTCAAAAGCCCGCGAGGCACTCCGTCTACTAAGCAAAGACCAAATCCAACAATTAAAAGAACAAACCGATATCGGTGGATTAAGGAAGTAATATGGTTGATTTGACGCAGTTTGTCGAGGTTTTACTTAATGAACAAGATGATTTTTTGAAAGTAAGAGAAACACTTACTCGTATTGGTGTTTCCTCTCGTAAAGAAAAAGTGTTATATCAGTCTTGCCATATCTTACATAAACAAGGTAAATATTATATAGTTCATTTTAAAGAATTGTTTGCATTAGATGGTAAACCGTCTAATTTATCAGAGAATGATATACAAAGACGAAATGCAATTGCTAATTTGTTAGAAGAATGGGGTCTTGTAAAGGTTTTAAATCGCAAACTTATTGAAGGTAATATTGCGCCTTTACACCAAATAAAGATTATTTCATTTAAGGAAAAAGACGATTGGAATTTAATTGCCAAATATAACATTGGTAAAAAACCAAACGATTATTAATTCTTAAATAAATAATGGCGCGGCGCCTAATGGGCCGCAATTTTAATTAACTCGCTTAATAGGAGATAAAAATGGTTAGTCGTATTTCATTTGGGCCTTTGGCTCATACAACTTTAGGTTTTGAGAATTTCTTTCGTGATGTTGAGAAACTTTTGGATATGGATGTATCAAAAACAAATCCATCTTTTCCACCACACAACATCATTAAGCTAGACGATACACATTATGTCGTTGAGCTTGCTGTTGCTGGTTTCAGTAAAGAAGAAATTGAAATTACAGCAGAAGATGGCACTCTTACAATCAAAGGTGATAAGCAAGAAGTTTCGGCCAATTTTCAATATCTACACAGAGGTATTGGCACAAGGTCTTTTACAAAGCAATTAACGATTGCTGACACCGTTGAAGTAAAAGGTGCTGAGTTTAAAGATGGAATTTTGCGTGTTGGTTTAGAGAATGTAATTCCTGAACATAAAAAACCACGCAAGATTGAAATTAGTAATGAATTAAAAGAGTTTAAGCCACAACTTCTGCAAGAGAAGAAAGTAGCATAACTCAGCGGGGCTCTGCCCCGCTTTATTTGGAGATATTATGTTAAAGCGTGATAAAAATTTTCGGTTAAGCAAAGCCGTCAAACGTATGATAGCAGGTAAACTCTGCAAAAGTCCAAACGCATTTAAGAAATCAATGATTGAAGCTCAAATCATTGGTTCTATTCCCATTAAATCAGAAAAGAAAAATAAAAACGCATCTAAGGAAGAATAATGTCTTTAGTAATGTATTCTTATTTTCATAAGAGTTTTCCGTTTAATCATAATTCTGATTGGTTACTAGCTTGTTATGCTCGTAATCCTGACCCTTTTATGTGGATGCCTCCAGACGAACAAGGAAAATACATTGATGTTGGTCAAAATATTCAAAAGTTTAAACATTATTATTCATCAGCATCGCAAGATCAATTTCTCACTGCGTTAGCACAACAGGCCGCTGAATACGATTTAATGGTAAATACACCAAACGTAGATTACATTGGTTGCACCACATATCGCCGTTATCTTTT